GTTGCCCACCATGTCCACAGTCGTTCAATGTGTAGAACTGGCTGCTCAAGTCGGATACGATTCTGGTCTCCCATCTGGGATAGGGCGTAGCCAGAGATGGCTGCCGGACCTGAACCATACATCACATCAGAGAAACCTGCCTGCTGTACACGGGCACGGAAGAAATCAATCTGCTCCCTCACGTCAGGTGGGTTGCCCATCCATGTCGGGAACATCAACTGCTCACCTTCTTGCAGTGGAATAATCTCACCAAAGGATTCATCCGCCCGAAGTACACGACCATCCTTAGTAACGCTTACTAAGGGCAGGGATGAGTTCATATCAATCTGTCGTTGTCTACGATTGATGGCCTTCTCCATCTCCTGTACCGTGCTCTCCATGGGGGAGAGGATAGACTGCCACTGTCCAGAATCCTCACGACTAGTGGGCTTATAGAGTGACAAAGCGTATGGGTAATCCCGATAGCCCGGCATGTCTCGCATTCCAATAATGAACCGACCACCAAACAGAACGGCATTCTTTAGTGTAATCTCACCCAGTTCTGTCTGAGACATCTCCCAGTAATCAATGTACTCATACTTGGATGAGTTCTTCTCTTCTTCACTCATGGCTCGGAGTTCCTCAGGAACAGCCTTGCCATACTGCATCTGCACATCAGCCACAGTACGCATGTCAATACGAGCAATAACCTTCCACCGCTTTGGTCCACCCGGCAGAAGGAAGATACGAAGCGGGTCAATCACCTTAGTAATGATGGGGATTTCAGCATATACACCATTGATTAGTTTAGCATTGGGATTCCAAATAGTATACAGCACACCACCACCATCCCTGACAAAGTGCATGTCCACTTCGTATGGAATGTCACATTCTCCTCGGTCAGAGTTCTTCTCAATCGTTCCGGCAAGGAACTTCTCCACCTTGTCAGAGTTCATCATCTCAGTGGGGGACACACTGAATCCAGTAGCCCGCCATATCATCTCGTTACCGAGCAGGATACCTACGGCTAGGTCAACTGTATTGGTGTACGTGGGGTCACGGTACTGGAATTCTCCTGACTTGGGGGGACCATCATAGTGGTCAAAGTTGTATAGCCTACGCCAACGTTGGATATTGATATGCCAAGCCTCAGTAAATCGTTTGGATAATGCGATGTTGTAGAGTACCCTACGAAGCGCATCAGGTGAAGTATCTTGTTTCGCTGCCATTAATCCCTCAATTCCCACGGCAATACAGCCTGTGAAGCATCTGGATTTTTCCACCCTTTATGGTCGGAAAACGGACTGGACAATACAACCGAGGCACCCGTATTCACGGTGCCAGACTCGATTGCTGCATAACACGCCATAGCCAGAGCAACAGTGAAGTCGACTGGCTTACGTACTGTTCGCTCTTGCTTATCTTTTACAATTCGGAACCCTCGCACTTCTTGTTTCGCTACCGCATTCAGGACGTGCTGACGTGCCTCTGCATCCTTGTATACGTCTATGCGCTGGTTCTGTAATAAATCAAATAATGACTGACTTACCTTGGTCATCCTATCCACTGTCTGTGGAATCTCCTCTGTTCGCATGCCAATTGACCGCAACCTCACCATCGTCTGATGGATAAAAGTTGGGTCGTATGCTATCTTGGCTACGTTGTACTTCTTGCGGCACTCCAATAGGAATGCCTCTACCGTCTTGTCCAAGTCAAAGTCCACACCATCTATCGGAGTCCATATGCGATGGAACATTAGTCCTATTCGCCCTTTTTTGTTGTCCAATGATACACCCACGATGGCTGTGCAATCCCGCTTACTGGATGCATCCACTCCAATATAAACTGGAAGCATACGATACGGGTGCTCTTCCCAAATATCTACAGGTGCGAGTAGCGTGGATGCTGAGTCCCACCATGCAATCGGGATAAAGGTTTCCTGTGTCGTTACCCATCTGTTCTCATGCAACCGCAAGTACTGTGCGGCCCGCAAGGTCTTCATCTGCTGGTCATAATATTCTTCAGTTTGCCACGGTAATCTTGCCTCGTGGTCCCAGTACATAAACAACTTCCCATTGGACCAGCAGGGTAATCCTTCTAGCCCCGGAACCGGAGTACCCCGACCATCCTGATGTTCTTCTGTCCCCACACCACTGATGTACAAATCCCACAGCACCAGAGATTCCCCGTAATATCCAGCGTATGTGGACATNNAATCCCACAGCACCAGTGACTCACCATAGTATCCAGCGTATGTGGACATCAGGCGTAGGCTATAGGGTATAGTTGGGATAGGTGTCATCTCTTCCCACATACGCAAGTCTGCCTCACTCTTGATGCCCCAGCCCTCATCCCATGCAGTCAAGGCGTGACGAGAACCTGCGCTACTTTCATTGCTCTGCGCCAAAGCCATCATAAACGTACCTGTATCTCGGTTCTCAATTCTATCCTGTGATAGTTTCCAGACATTGAATTCTAGTTGTTCATTGCGCTTCTTGAAGTGATAACGAATATCTTTGAGCACACGCTCTTCAGATTGACCCGCAGAGTTGGCGATTGTATACGTTTCTGTTCCTTCAGGACAACACTCTAAGAACCACGAGGAGATAGCAGCATTCAGGATGGTGTTATGAGTAGGAATCATAGAAGTTCCGGCCAAATATAAATGAGAAGGAGAATCTACTTGTATGCACTTGACAGGAACGCTATCTACTTTATCAATGTTAGTGATATGCATAAACTGAGAACGCAATTTCCACTTTGGCTTACTTCGTAATCTATCCTGTTTTCTATCTAAATAAAACCATCTCTCGTCATCATACAACTGAAAATGTATTCTGTGGGCTACCCCAACTTCTCTTCCACTAATACTTGTTTTCTTGTGCGTTATGTGACACTTGATTCCGAGAGACCTAAGAAGTTCTGCAATATCAGAAATCAGTCTCTCAGATATAGATGCATATTCACATCTTCCTCTATTAGCAGAGACGAACCCATCTGTATCCATCAACCCTCGCAATAGTTCCTTACGTTGTGAAACAGAAGAGCGTAAATAAATATCCGGTATTCCTTTATTACCATATATACCAAGTGCACGAATCAAAGAAGAAAAAGAAGTCTTATGAGAACGAAACTTACCCATATTAATCCTATACATTGGAGTACGCCACGCCTCCAACTTCTTATTGTATGTTGCAGGAAGTAACTTGTACTCCACACCAAGATGAGCAAGTATTTCTTTGTCCCCATCAGCAACAGTTATAATACTAGCAACAGAATGTCCATCTCCAAGCCATGCTCCCAACAAATAAGGAGGAATGGGCAAATCAGCCTCCGGCAACTCTAACGGTAATGTAATCGGAATTTGATACATAGATAAATTATCTTTTCCAGTAATCCATGGCCCATCAGACATTTGCTGTGTAGTCAGCACACCCCAATACATCCCCCCGTCACTAGCAGACATAGAAGGATTGACCTTTCGTCTGGCTCCAACACACCACTGATGCTCTGCATCGGCTACAATAGTACTGTGGTCAGAAAACGTAATCCGATAACAATCATGTCCATGCATAACATCAGTAACATATGTCACCGAACACACATTACCTTTATCATCAAAGACATCATCTCCCACATTCAACTCCCCCATAGACTTCCATCCAGAAGGAACAGGTATTGGAGTATCTACACTGAGTGCCTTTCCCGCTTTTTTTGGCGTAGAATAAACGATGGTTTCGTACTTGAACGTACCATCCTCATTCATCTCGAGGGCAGCACGTAGTATCTTTTCTTGAAACGGAAACAACTTCAGAAAGCCCGGACCCCCAAACCTACCTTTCTGCTCATCCCATACATCTCGGATATAAAAACCATCTTCTTCTAGCCAACTGAAAAAGTCTTTCTTAAAAAACAATAGGAGCCTCCTAGTATACGACTCCTATCATTATATCTTATTTTGATGGTCTAAGTCAACTTTTTGGCAGCGGCGCACCACAATATGTGCACCCTCCGGGGTGGTCATCGTTCAGTTGTTGGCAGTGTTCACACCTACGATACACTTCTTTTGGTTCATATATCGCACCACCTATGGTAGATATAAAGGGTCCGG